ATGGGATATACAATTAAACAATTGCGAGTTGGAATGAATATGAACCAAATCCAATTTGCTAAATTCGTCGGAATGAATCCAGATACCTACGCCAAAAAGGAACAGGGTAAAAGAAATTGGTTAGCCAAAGAAATTATTAAGATAGCAATTGCTTGCAACGTAAATGTTGAAGATATTATCTTAGAATAATTTTTTTAACCAAAATGTTCATTCACAATGCACATTCAGAAAGGAGAAACAAAATGAGCGAATTACAATTATTTAATTTTGAAAGCAATTCAGTAAGAGCACTGGAACGTGACGGGCAAGCGTGGTTTGTTGCTAAAGATGCTGCTAAAACTCTCGGTTACAAGAATCCAAGAGATGCTATCAGTAAACACGTTGACGAAGAGGATAAGGAGGTCGCGAAATGCGACACCCTTGGAGGAAGGCAAGATATTGCAATCATCAATGAAAGTGGTTTATACAGTCTAGTATTATCAAGCAAATTACCAAGTGCCAAGAAATTCAAACGTTGGGTTACATCTGAGGTGTTGCCAGCATTAAGAAAAACAGGGCAGTACCAAGTGAAGGAACTAAGCGGACAGGAATTAATGGCTAAGGCATTAATCGAGGCACAGAACGTTCTAGCTGCTAAAGACAAGCAGATTGAGCAGATGAAGCCTAAGGTGGTATTTGCTGATGCAGTAGCAACTAGCCATACATCTATCCTCGTTGGTGAACTTGCCAAAATCTTAAAGCAGAATGGCATTGAAATGGGTCAGAAGCGTTTATTTGCATGGCTCAGAGAAAAAGGCTATCTGATCAAGCGCCAGGGCACTGATTACAACATGCCTACACAGAAGGCTATGGAACTAGGTCTCTTTGAAATCAAGGAAGGCTCTTACGTCAACGGCTCAGGAGTGAATATCACTACTAAGACACCTAAGATTACTGGCAAGGGTCAGCAGTATTTCATTAATAAGTTCCTTCAATAGGAGGTGATCATCATGGATGAATGGAGTATCAGCGTTGAGGAAGTAATGAGAATCACTAAGAAAAGTAGAGACTTCATCCTAAACGCTATAGAACAGGGCGTAATGCCTGGGTCAGTAGTAAAACATGACTCAGGTAAAAGAAGTACTTACATCCCTAGAAAGGCTTTCATGGATTACATGACCAGTTATTATAGAGCTCCTTCAGATCAGTTGATTGCAGCAGTGGTAGAGGAGCTCACTAAAAGAAAGACAATTGAATAAGTAGCTTTAGTTGCTCGTAGGCACCTAAAGCCAAAGAAGGCAAATAATATTATTGTAGAATGTTTCGTTTTCATTTTTTTGGAAATACCCTTCGTATGTGTATCTTACATTGAATATATCAATCATTTTTAAATAATTTGTCTGTTGATCAAATAAATGCTTTCTTTGGCGCTAAGTGCTTATGAGCACAAAAAAACAAAGGAGAAAAAGAAAATGGAAAATTTTGAACAGTTAGTAAGAAAAACAATGAAGGAATATGGAATTGACGGCAGATTAACAAACATAATTCTTTCAAACAAGTCACCTGAAGAAATTACTAAAGCAATTGAAAAAGCAGTTATTGAAATCGCAGAAGAAAAGAAGAAAGCAGAAGAAAAAGAAAACAAATTAGAAAGAGAAGTTGAAATCAAGGCAACTATTACAGAAAAAGGAACATCTCTAGAAATAGAAAGCGAAGCGGACGAAGGAACTTATATGCTTGGCGGAGAGCTTTTAATAACTGTTGTTTCGTTAGTTGGTTATCTTGCTGAAAATCTCGGAGATGAAGAATCTAAAGGAGTGTTAAAAGAAATGTTAGAAGCAGCAATTGAAAATCCTAATTTAGTGTGTCATTCGGTTAGTATAGCTATGCTCAAAATGAAGAATGCACGCGATAGCCTAAAATAACATACAAAAAAAGAGCACACGACTGCCATCGTGTGCTCCACTCAATCTTGGAAAAGATTGAAAAAATCAGACAGTGATAAGTATATCACGGAAAGAGGAAATTATGAATAGTAAAAGAATCTTATTAATTACAATTAATTTGTTTGTTTTAGGAATGGTCATCTCAATGATCACATCAGGCACAAATTGGGATAGTACAGCCGTACATGTCTTAAGTGCTTTCTCATTAGGATTAAACATCATATTTCTAGAATATATCGGGTTAAAAGGAGAATAAACAACATGATCAAACACATAGAAACACCATTCCTACATCTTGAGATTAAAGACGGGAACTGTGAAGTAACAGGAACAGGAAACACATGGCAGTACTTATTACTCTTTGCTTACATCGTTAAAGCTGCAAAAGAAGGACGCTTTACTAATGGGTTTGACGATGAAGGAGAAGAAAAGGAATTCATTAGAATTCTAAACAAGGTGTATGAAAGTCCAGATGATGCAATTGAAGTATTTGGACCATTAGGGGATGTAAATACAATCTCTGATATCTTAGAAGCACTAGATAACTTATTCGGAGGGGATTACGTAGATGGAGAATAAGAAAGATATTCTAGAGAGCCTGTTCGAGACTCTCACTAGAACTAGAAAGTGGAGCGATGAAATCGCTGAAATGCTTTACCACAAGGATAAGAACGGCAATGAAGAGGTCACTGTAAGACTTTATGAAGGTAACCAAGAAGTGTTCATTGATGTTACTGGAGACAGTGGCATGGCTCTCATTAAAGATGTAATCGCAGCTTTAGAGGAAATATGATGACTTCTTTCAAAGGATTGTTCGATTGTCTCTATGATCCGATTCCAAAAGATAAAGAAGGGTGGCTCTCTCAGAGAAGAAAAGGGATTGGCGGTTCAGATGCCGGCATAATCGAAGGTGTCAACCGCTACACCACTCTTCATGAGCTTTGGGAAGACAAGACAAATAGGCAAAAGAGACCTCAGGTCTCAAATCATGCCATTGAGATGGGAAACCGTCTAGAGCCTGTAATGTTCAACCTGTTTGAAGCACTCTATGGTGATGACTATGAAGTCATTGATACAAAGGATTACTCCTTATCTCGCAAGGACAAGGATTGGATGCGAGCCAACTTGGACGGCGCTCTTATTCGTAAGGAAGATGGATCAAGCGGAATACTTGAAATAAAGTCAACCACCATTAACAAGTGGCAGTACTTCCAAGAAGAGTGGGGCGATGATTCAATGCCTCAGACATATTACTGCCAGTGCTTGCACTATATGAACGTGACAGGTGCTGAATTCGTTGTCTTATTCGCTATTGCCATGATGCCGTGGTGTGATGAAACCAAGACAATTATTAGAAGAATTGAAAGAAGCGAGGTGCTTTTGGATTTAATGCAGCTAGAGGCTGATGAAGAAGCCTTCTGGAAAAAGCACATCGTGGAAGATATTGAACCAAATTTTCTATAGGAGGAAGAAAAAAGAATGAGATTTAAACAAGAAATTAAAGACCGCTTATATGGCGGCTATCTCGGTGTTGTCACTGACAAGATTGATTTTGAAATCATCAAAGTCATGCTCGCAGATGACAAAAAGAAAGTTGAAGGGCTTGAGTGGCCTTTCGGTGCAGTGAGTGCAGTTATCGCAGTTGCACCAGACGGAGCAGTAGTTGCATTAAAAGAAGAACACGCTGAAAGCTATGAATTAGTAAAGTATCAGGATGCAGTGGAAGAAGATATGCAGCCTATTGATACGGATGTCAATGAAGTTGCTGAGATGCCTAGTTTAAGTGTTGTAAAGGTCATTCCAGCGCAGATTGAAGGATGTAACGTAAAACACTTCAAAGAGGCTGTAAAGTCTTATTTGAAACGCTATGACGGCATTGTAGTGACTGCAGACAACTATAAAGAGTTATCTGACGTTGTTTCTAAACTGAAGAAAGAAAAAGACAATGTCAATGAAAGCAAAAAGGCAGTCAAAAAAGAAGCAATGAAAGTCTACACAGACTTTGAGAACGATATGAAAGAAGTTCTTAAGATGTTTGATGCTTCTATTAGCTCATTATCTAGTGATATTAAGGAATTCACAGATAAGGAAGTAGCAGAGAATGAAATGGTTGTAAGAAAACTCTGCAATAAAGCTCTTAATGATTATGTGCATAGAAATGATTTTGATGGATATTGTGCAACTAAAGTCTTCTCTATTGATCCACGCTGGAGCTCATTAAAGAAGTTCATCAACAATAAGAAACCAACCAAAGCATTAGTAGATGCAATCAAACAGGAATGTGAAAGAACTAAAGAAACATATAAATCATACTTACAGCGTTGTGAGTCTCTAGAAATCTATTTAGAGGCTAGATGTAAAGAAACTGATGTTGATCAAGAGATGATTGATGTGAGTGTCTATAGAGACAAGTTAAGAGACGGCTCTTTTGAGGACATTAAGCCACTTCTTGAAAGAAGATTTAGAGAAATCATCAATAGACGTGACGAACAGGAACATCAAAAGGAAGAAGAAGCAAAGAAGGAAGAAGTTAAGCAGCAAGAGCCTGTAAATGCTTCTCCAGAAGAAAATGAACCTCTAAAGATGTTGGTTGGTAAAATCGTAGGAACAAATGCAGCGCTTAATGAATTAAAAACATCTCTAGACTACCTCAAAGCCAAATATGATGGCTGTTTCGATTATGATTTAAGATTCCCTAGAAAGAAAGAAGGTAAATAACAATGACAGTTAAAAACAGTTTAAGAAAAGACACAAACAAAGCAAAATTCAGTACTTTTATCGCAAGCCCAGCAGTACAGAGAAAAATCAATGATGTTGTTGGCGGTAAGAATGGAACACGCTTCATTGCTTCTATTACTTCTACAGTTGTCAATGATCCAAAGCTTCAGGAATGTGAGCCTAATAGTATCATTACTGCTGCATTCCTTGGCGAAGCGCTCAACTTATCTCCTTCTCCTCAGTTAGGACAGTACTACTTTGTACCTTACAAGACTAAGAGAGGAACAGTTGCACAGTTCCAGTTAGGCTATAAAGGCTACATTCAGTTAGCTATCAGAAGTGGACAGTATAGAAAATTAAATGTTATTTCGATTAAGGAAGGTGAATTAATCCGTTACGACCCACTTAATGAAGAGATTGAAGTCAGATTAATTGATGATGAACTTGTAAGAGAGAACGCTAAGACAGTCGGCTATTATGCAATGTTTGAATATACTAACGGCTTTAGAAAGACGATGTACTGGTCAAAAGAGAAGATGGAAGCACATGCGCTTAAATACTCTCAGGGATATGCAGCAGATAAAAGAAAAGGCACTAACTGGACATTCTGGTCTAAAGACTTTGACGGAATGGCATACAAGACTATGCTCCGTCAGTTGATCAGCAAGTGGGGTATCATGTCAATTGATATGCAGAACGCTATTGATGCCGATATGGCAGTAATCAATAGTGATGGTACAAAAGAGTATGTTGATGCTCCTGTTACATTTGTAAACGATGAAGAACCACAGGCACAGGAAGAAGCACCTAAGGCAATCGAACATGAAAGTTCAGCACCTAAAGCACCACAGCCACATGAAGAATCTGACAAGGTTCTAGAAGAGGCGATGGTCAATACTGATTTTGGTGATGCTGAATTCGGTGACTTCGATGATGGTTATGATTATGAACAGTTCTAATTAAGGAGGTCTAGAAGATGGAAAGAAGGAGATGGATAAAACTTTATATGATGGACTACGATGAAGTCTATCATGATTCCAAGATGTTCCATCTTTGGATTGACATCTTACTACACACTAATCCTGTTGATTATTATCATCATGGAGACTTGATCAAGAGAGGACAATGCATCCTCTCTCTGAATCAGGTCGCATCAAGGTGTCATATGTCTAAACCGACAGTTTCTAAATACCTTCGTTTATTGGAAGAATGTGGAAAAATTAAGTTAGATATATCTAAAAAGGGCACTAAAGTGACGGTATTAAACTGGGATAAATACCAAAGTAGCGGGTTTTCAAAAAGCGAAAACGAGGAGTCGGAAGATACTACCGGTTTAGCAAGTGGTTTAGCAAGTGGTTTAGCAAGTGGTTTAGCAAGTGGTTTAGAACTAAACCAAGAACTAAACCCTAATAAGATAATAAAAGAACAAAGAAAAGAGAAAAGAGAAAAAGACTGTACTGTAGAGTATTGTCCGTCTTATGAATCTATTTTTTCTATTTTCTTTAAGAAAGACAAGTTGGAGTACATCAGTGAATATTATGAATCTGTAAAAGATAGAACTGATATAAGAAATCTAGAAAAACATATAGATGGATTCTTGAGAAATAAAGAGGCAGAAAAAAATAAGCCTATACCAATAGCAGAGAGAAGAAAGAAAGAAAAAGAAGAATCTTCAGAAAATAAAATACCAGACGCTATTGTATTAACTCCTGAACAGGAAGAAGCACGCAAAAGGCTTCAAGAGTTACTTGATAGTAAGAAGTATGAACATGATGAAGATTTAGATTAAGGAGGGGATTTATAACATGACAAATTTTGAATTTTATGAAGATGAAATTAAATCCAGAGGCTTTAAATTTGCGGTAGATAAATCAAGCGGTGAGATATTCTGCTGTGGGCAAGAAGGATCATGCAGTAAATGTGAATTTTGTCCTGATAAAAAGGAATTGATAGATAAAAGAGCTAAATTCGTGTGTTCAAAAATCAATATCGTTAGATGGTTATATCAGAAGCACAAGATAAAAATGAATGCTCTGGAGCACGGCTTACTTGAATATATGCTATCTGAAGGCTATGAATGGTTATCACGTGATGATGATTTTACAATCGCGTTCTTCACATTAAAGCCAATCGATAAGGATGGTACTTGGCACTCTCCTGAGGGCGGATTTGATGAACCGCTAAGTTGTGTTCCTCTTTGTGAGAAGTTATTTGAATTCCTAAGAGAAGATGAATTATTTAGCATTGAAGAATTACTTAAAACGGCAGAGGTGATTGATAATGCTTAATGCAGAAAAGTATAAGAAAGAATTGTTAGATATTACAGAAGGAGGCTATTATTTTGCGGTTAGCAAAGATAGACAAAATACTGCAATAAGCTGTGCTGGTTTTAAATGTGCAAACTGTATTTTTGATGAAGGAGATGATTGTGGCTGCAATTTTCCGCGTATGAAATGGCTTCTTTCTGAATATAAAGAGCCTATTAAGTTAACAAGACTGGAATATGATATTTTAAAATATCTATCAGACAACACAAAGCACATGTATATCGTTAGAGATGGTAATGGCAATATTTTTCTATATGATGTAGAACCAGAAAAAAGTAAGAGTGCTCCTTGGTGGACTGGTTGTGGCATGTGCCACATGAACATGTTTAATAAGTTATTCCAATTCGTCCGATGGGAAGACAGTACACCTACACCAATCAAAGAGGTTTTAGAAAATTGCGAGGTGGTTGAAGATGCTGAAGAATAAAGAAGAAAGAACCTCATTCTTAAGAAATGAGAAGAACTGGGAAGCTGAGTATTTAACACCTGATATTAAAATGTTGACTTTAAAATTAACACCTAAACTATATGTCAGAAAAATTCAAGTGATGGGTTTTAATAAATATTTTAAAAAAAGTGGATGGTATACGCAGTTTACTAAGTTCTTTTATCCTGATGATCTATATTATGGTCCTAATGCTTCAGATACAGAATTATTGCGATATTTAACTGCACATAAAAATGATGATTACATTGAAGACTTAGAAGTAAAAGGAGAACAGTAAAACAATGAGAGTAAATGAATTGTTAACAAGAGTTGATGAAGATGAACTCTTTGACATTAGATGTAAAAGTTGGAATTTTTGTATACAAGGAACAAAATGGGAAATCACTCATAGTGACACATTCATGGATAACCATTTTGGAGATATGTTAGTAACTCATATTGAAGTAAATGATTTGCCAAGAGGACACGCAATCATGCTATTGGTTGATTAAGAAGGAGTTTATAAGATGATATTTGTGTTCATTACGTTCATGATCATTCTTTGGATGATTATGATGTCTGGTTAAAGGAGATTGGATATGATGATTTGGATTATAATAATAGCAGCAGTGCTTATTTGGATCTTGATGACTGCATAATTTTTCGGAGGTGTATCGATGACTACAGAAGAAACTAAACAGTATTTGAAAAACTACAAGAACATGATGCATAGAATAGAATATATTGATAACAAGCTAATCAATGTTAAATCAATACCTTATGATGATTCTTCAGTAGGATCATACGCAGAGCCAAAAACAAATAACGATTACATCATGATGAAGGATAAGTATCTTAAAGAAATGAGCAGTATAAGAGCATCAGTTGAAAGCATAGAAGATATGACTCTAAGAGATGTGTTGTTCTATCGATACATAGAATGCTTAGAGATATATGACATTGCTGATATCATGGAGTGTTCTAATACATCTGTATTTGCTTATCTGCGTGATGCGATTAAAGAACTTTCAATTATTCTTGATTAATTCTTATTAAACTGTATTAATCTGCATTAATCAGAAGCGCACAGCACTTAAAAGGGTGCTAGTATGGTATTAGACAGAAATATATATAAGAGGGCCAGGCTAAACAGTTTGGTCCTTTTTACATTAAGAATCATTAAGGAGGTGTATTAGTTGTATGACAGAAAAACAGAGACTGTTTGCAGATGAGTATCTGAAAGATCTAAATGGTACGCGTGCCTATAAAACGATATACACTACTATCAAGAATGATAATGTTGCAGCAGTAAGAGCAAATACACTTCTTAAGCAGAAAGATATTTCTGATTATATAAGCAAAAGACTTGAAGAAATTCATAATGAGAATACGGCTGACATCCAGGAAGTGATGGAGTATCTTACATCAGTTCTAAGAGGAGAATCAGCCTCAGCGGTATTGATGATGAGTGGCAATGGTATGCAGAAGGTCACTGAGAAGCCTCCGGATGAGAAAGAAAGGCTTAAAGCTGCAGAGCTTCTTGGAAAGAGATTCGGTATGTTCAAAGACAATGTAGATGTTACATCGAACGGCAAGACAGTAATTGTAGATGATATAGATGAATAAGGTTAGTTTAAAGTCTACTATCGGTCCGGCTTTCTATGAAGTTCATAAGCATGTAAAAAACAATGATTACACACACTACTGGTTAAAAGGTGGGCGTGGCTCTTTAAAATCTTCTTTTATCGGTGTTGAGATACCTTTAGGCATTATGAGAGATGCACAGCGAGGTGTAATGAGTAATGCAGTCATTATGAGACGAGTAAAAGATACGCTCAGAGATTCAGTATATGAACAGATTAAGTGGGGTATCTATAAGTTAGGTGCTCAAGATGATTGGTTAATACCTGAGTCTAAATTAAAAATGACTTATATGCCAACAGGTCAGCAGATAATATTCAAGGGTGCCGATGAACCTAAAAAAATGAAGTCAACAAAGGTTCACATCGGCTATGTTAAATATGTCTGGTATGAAGAATGTGACGAATTTGAGACCTATGACAAGATAACCAATATCAATCAGTCTCTTTTACGTGGTGGACATGAGTATTGTGTCTTTTATTCTTTCAACCCTCCTGAATCACAACGTAATTGGTGCAATAGGCAAGTTCTAGTAAAAAGGGATGATACATATGTCTCTCACACAACTTACTTACAGGCATCACCTCAGTGGCTTGGGGAGCAGTTTCTAATTGAAGCCAACCACATGAAGGAGACAAAGCCTGATAAGTATAAGCATGACTATTTGGGAGAGGTAACCGGTACAGGTAGTGAGGTTTTCACAAACCTTGATATACGTGAGATAACCGACGAGGAAATACAGGTATTCGATAGATTAAAAAACGGATTGGACTTTGGTTATGCTGGTGACCCATTAGCATATGTCAAAGCAAACTATGACAAGACGCGCAGGCGTCTTTTTATTTTTGGTGAAGTATATGGAACTAGACTATCAAATGCCAAGGCCGTGAAACTCATAAAAGAGATTAACCCACTCAATAAGCTAGTCACTGCTGATTCGGCCGAACCAAGAACTATTAATGAATTCAAGTTATTAGGTCTCAATATCATCGGTGCAAAGAAAGGCGCTGACAGTGTAGACAATGGAATAAAGTTCCTTCAGGACCTAGATAAGATAATTATAGATCCTGTTAGATGCCCCAATGCTGCACGTGAATTCAATGACTATGAAATTGAAATGGATAGAGACGGCAACCTTAGAGGGGACTTCCCCGACAGAAACAACCACACTATAGATGCGGTTAGATATGCTATAGAAAATGAAATCCTTATGAAGAAGGCAAGAGCAGGAAAGAGGAGATTTTAAAAGATGTATTATACTTTCACGATTCCACGAGAAAAATTCGACGAGACAAACATAGACAGAAGCATGATCCTTCGTCTCATTAGTAAGCATTATAGTATTCGTGCTCCTGAGATATTGAAGAATGTCGGCTATTACTTTGGTAAGCATGCCATCATGAACAGGGAAAAGAAGTTCAAGAACCAGCCGAACAATAAGATCATGGTAAATCATGCTAAAGATATATCAGATACAGCAACGGGCTATTTTCTTTCAAACCCCATCACATTCAAGAAGAATACAGAAGACGGCAATATTGACAAGCTGACAGGTGCTTTCGTTGATGCTGAAACAGATGATACAGATTCATGCAATGCTATCAATATGTCACGTGCTGGTGTCGCTTATGAGTATGTTTACTTATGTGAGCATGAAAGCAAGCTGATGACCAAGACACTTGACCCATTGTCAACATTCAAGGTTTTCGATGCCTCAATTGAGCAGCATGAACTATTCAGCGTTTATTATTCGATTGAAAAAGATGATTCTACTGACAGGTTCAATATCATCGCAACAGTAACAACTGAGAACTATGTCACAAGAATGGGAATCACATGCAATGAAGAATTCGAAAAAGGCGAGTTTTCAGAACTAGGTGAGCCTTACCCACATTTCTTAGGTGAGGACCCTATCATTGAGTATAGAAACAACATGGACTGCATTGGAGACTATGAACAGCAGATTTCTCTGATTGATGCATACAATACATTATGCTCTGACAGAATCAACGATAAGGAGCAGTTCATTGACGCAGTGCTTGTTGTCTATGGTGCTCTTTTAGGTGATGACGATGAAGAAGCAACAAAAGCGCTCCAGGCTATCCGTAAGAATGGTGTTATGGAACTTCCTGCTGATGCACGCTCTGAATATCTGACTAGAACATTTGACGAGAATGCTGTGGAAACACTCAAGCGCTCAATAAAGGAAGATATCTATTCACTTTCTCATGTTCCTAATCTGACAGATGAAAACTTTGCTGGCAACAGTTCAGGCATTGCCATTCAATATAAGCTTCTAGCCCTTGAGACCCTCACCAAGACAAAAGAAAGATATTACAAGAAAGGGCTTAAGAAGCGTATAAGAATGTTCTGTACTTACCTCAATCTAAAGGCGATTGCTGCTGATCAGTCAATGATTGAGCCTGTATTTACAAGAGGACTCCCACAGAACCGTCTTGAATTATCACAGATCATTGCGAACCTTAAAGGTGTTGTATCAACTAAGACACTTCTTGCACTCCTTGACTTTGTTTCAAACGTTGATGATGAAATGAAAGAAGTCAAAAAAGAAAAACAGGAAGCACTTGAAACACAGAAGCAGTTATTTGATACCGAAAATCAGAATACTCCTCCAGAAGATGAAGAAGAAACAGATGATCATGAGGAAGATGATAATGATGATGACAAAGACAAGGAATAATAGTGTTCTGTTATGACTAACATCAAAAATATAAAGTACTGGGAGATGCGAGAAGCAAGGAACATGTACAAGGATATGCAGTTAGCTGAGGACTGCGCTAAAGATTTGAGCGTAATCTATAGCAAGGCTGCAATCTACACTGCCAAGCAGATTGAGGGAATATTCAATAGATTCGCTTCAAAGCATCATCTAACAAGAGACGAGGCTATTAATCTTCTTTCAGAGGCTGACAGCAGAAATTTCGAAAAACTGCTTGAAGCATACAAGAATAAGACAGGTGCCCAAAAAAGAGAGGTGCTAGCAGAATTGGAAGCCCCAGCATACAAGAACCGTATGAAGAGGCTTGACGATATTGATAAGTCAATAAACAGGCTAATCAATGCGGTTGCATCCAAAGAAAGAGATGCAATAGACAAGACAATGCGAAAGGTCTATGAAAGCAGTTATCACCATGCAGTATATGAAGCTGCAAGAATGAGCGGTCTAGATCTTCAGACAGGCCCTATTGATGAAGGCGCTCTTGAAACCATTCTGAAAAAGAAATGGTCAGGACAGAACTATTCAGAAAGAGTATGGAACAATACTCAGAAGGTGGCCGATGCACTAAAAGAGGAGCTCATGATAGGAGCCCTTACAGGAAAGACAGAGAAGGAAATGACCGACTCAATCAACGAACAGTTCCTATCAGGTAGAAATAAAGCTAGAAGACTTGTAAGAACCGAATCATCATACATCCACAATGAGGCGCACTTTCAGGCTTACAAGGATTATGGCATAGAGGAATATAGATTTGTTGCAACACTAGACCTTAGAACGTCTCAAATTTGCCGTGAGAGAGACGGAAGTGTATACAGGGTGAATGATAAGAAGATAGGCGTAAACGCCCCTCCAATGCACCCATGGTGCCGTTCTACAACTATTATGAATCTTGATGATGAAACTATGCATAATCTAGAAAGATTTGCAAGGGACCCCGTTACAGGTGAAAAGATAAAGGTTCCAGCGGATGAGACTTATAAAGAGTGGCATAAGAGAATGGTTGAAAAGCATGGTGCTGAAGCAATCAACACTGCTGAGAAGTCAGCTAAGAATTATTCTAGAGATAAGATTCAGTACCAAAATTACTGCAATGTTCTTGGAAGCAAGTTAGTTCCTGGTTCATTAGAAAAGTTTCAGGAAGTAAAATATGGCAATAAGAGCCAGTGGAATGATTTAAAGTATAAATTCAGGACAGTGAATCGTTATAAAACAGACTATGGTAAAGTCGATGCTGAAACGATTCTAGAACTAGATAAAGAAGCCCTTACTGCAAAAGACGAATATATGACAACCAAAGCAGGAAGAGGAAATGTTGCTTCAATGAAAATTGGTGATGATATATATATTGCTTCAAGCCAAATTTCAAAAGTATCTGACTCTAATTATTTGAATTATAAAGGAGAAAAATCAAAATTAATTTTATCGCCTGATAATGCCAGATTGACGCCTCATTTAAAAACAGTTCCATATAAGGGACACGAGGGCGAATATTCTAGAGATGTCGATACAGAATATAAGTTTTTTGAATATATTTATGACAAAATTTTAAAAGGAGAATTAAAAAATCAAGAAATTTTCATCTTATCTCAAAAAAGCATGTGTTTTAGCTGTGATTCAGTTTATAATGAACTTGTAAACAAGAAAGAAGTTATAGATGCAAACATCAAAATAAATGTTGTATCTGGGAAAAATAACAAATTATGGGATTATAGAAATTACAAAACCGATGCATTAAACAATATTAAAAAGAGGGTGAAAAAATGAGCGAATATTCTGATTTTAAACATGACTTTAGGACGGATTATGAAACCGGGGATCAATCACGAGGGATGTTCCATCTTGATGACTTAGGGCCTTCTTTTCAAGGTGACCCGATGTTTGCTTTGCGTGTTTCATTAGCTTTAGCAACTATAGAAGCAGAATTATATCCTACACTTAACGATGGAGTAAACTATATGTTTTATCATACTTATGAGAACATAGACAGGATTGTTGTAGGGGTGCACGTTGAAACACAGGAAGAATTGGATGAAATGAAGCGTGATAGAGATTTTGTACTTAATTCAGGCAAACTTGATTATGAAGATGCCTTTAGAGACGAAATGAATAAAAAGGAATAATGAAATATGGCAAGAGATGATTATCATGTAATTGTTTATCAGATTCTATCCTACCTGTATATGCAGCTAAAGCAAGGGAAGGATATTGATGCATCACTCATAAGACATGACAGTAAATATCTGCAGATCAACAGAAAGTACTGGACTTATGTCATTGTGAATCTGTTGAATGATGGATATATCAGTGGGATAGTAATTGACCAGGATATAGACGAAAACATAGATATATACAATCTTGATAAGTGTGAGATTACACCAAAAGGCATAGAATACCTTACTGATAATTCAACTATTGAAAAAGCCAAGAGATTCATGAAGGACCTGAAAGACATAATACCGTTTGTATAAGCCGACTGTTTAGTCGGTTTTTATTTTACTCAATTTCAAGAAAGGAGAATCATATGGCTGAAGGATTGAAACCACATCATCACCAGTACTTTGAGTATGACTGTAAAAGTCATTTTGACAGCCGTAGGCACGTGATTGTCAAGAAGGTGACATATATGTGCATGATATGCGGAAAACTCTCTCACGAGACATATGAGGAGTACTGCCCGCCTCCCAAGGAAAGAAAACCTAAAGCATTGATGAAATACAGAAGCAGACAGAAGAGCGGTTGATGTTCTTCTTTTTTTCTGTTTGTCCATAACTTGCATATGACATTAAAAGGTGCATGGATATAACAGTCATACGGACTATAAACGGAGGTATTTAATTATGGAATACGTTAAGAATATGATGCCTTTGAACCTTCAGCTTTTTGCAGAAGAAGGGGAAGAAGGGACAGGCGATGAAGGGAATCCCGATAATGCGCAGTCAGGTGAACCAGAAGATGATAAATCTAAAGTGACAACACTCACAGAGGATGATGTAAACAGAATCGTCAAACAGAGACTTGCCCGTGAAAAAAAGAAGTGGGAGAAGGATCATACAGAAGCCGAAAGACTTCAAAAAATGACAGATGATGAAAAGAAGCAGTATGAGGAAGACAAGAGAAAAGAAGACCTTGACAACAGAGAGGCAGCAATTACTCGTAGAGAACTGACTGCAGTTGCCAAGGAACAGCTTAATGCTGCAGGAGTACCAGCAGACATGGCTGACTTCATCGACTACACTGATGCTGATACAGTGAACGAATCTGTCAAAAGACTCTCTAAAGCATTCAAGGGAGCAGTTCAGCAGTCTGTTGATGACCGATTAAAAGGCAAAGCACCTTTAGACAAGGCTAGAAACAATGTATTTACTGCTGAAGAAGAGGATGCAAGAAAGGCATTCGCGAATGCACTTAAATTTTAGAAAAGAGGTATAGAACATGGCAATTAATTCATTACAGTATTCAACTATTTTTCAGACTGAATTAGATAAACAGATGGAGCATCTCACTCTTACATCATGGATGGATGCCAACGCTGGACAGGTTAAGTATAACGGCGGTGCAGAAGTAAAAATCCCTAAGATGTCATTAGTCGGCTTAGGCGACTATAACAGAGATGAAGGATATAAACAGGGTGCTGTCACTCTTGAATATGAAACATTCAAAATGACACAGGACCGTGGAAGAAAGTTCCTTCTTGATGCAATGGATGTGAACGAAACCAATTTCGTTGCATCTGCTGGCACAGTGATGGGAGAATTCCAGCGTTTGCATGTTGCACCAGAAGTAGATGCTTACCGTATTTCTAAGGTTGTATCTGATGTTACAGCAAAGAAATCAGCAAACATCCTAACAACTGCATTGACTGAACAGAATATTCTTTCTGAATTAGAAAAGGCAGCGGATACTATCCGTGATAAAGGATATCAGGGCGATATCATCTGTCATATTACATATGATACTTTAAGATTATTAAAGGAAAAGATGGTAAACAGCAACCTTACATCAGGTAAATTAACTATTGGAAATATCACATTAGACATCTATAAGCTTGATGAAATCACATTCATTCCTACACCAAAGAACAGAATGTATTCAGCTATCAAGGTTGATGCTGGAGCAACAAAAGACGCAGGTGGATATACAAAGGGTGAAACTGCTAAGAATGTAAACTTCTTAATGGCGCCAATCAATAGTGTTATCGGTGTTACTAAGCAGGACAAGACAAGAGTATTTGACCCTGATACTAACCAGGATGCAAATGCTTGGCAGATTGACTATAGAAGATATCATGACTGCTGGGAAAAGGACAACATGCTTGACCTAATCATTGCTAACGTCTCAGCTGATGCATAATGATCATTGTAAAAAGAATCAACGTTGAAAGAGTCATCCATGAGGATGACCTTCAGCGTTATACTGAACAGGGATATCGTGTCATTGAAGACAAGAAGAATGATGAAGATACTCCTGTAGAAAATGCAGAAGTGACAGATCTCAACGATATGACTGTTGACCAGTTAAAGACTATTGCAAAGGAAAAGGGCGTTAGCGGATATTCTAGTCTTGTTAAAAAGGAATTGGTCGCAGTTCTCACTAAGATGCAGGAGGAGTAATCTATGGATCTAGTTGAGATTGTTGCTGAAAGAACAGGAACGAGTCAGGGGCGTGCAAAAATCTATGTTGAAATGGCAAAACAGCGTGCTCTTGCACATACAAACCGCACTGTATATATCACTGCAATGGATTTCTGTGTGGCTGATCTAGCATGTGCCATGTACTTCAGAGAGGGCATGGTCGGAGAGTCATCGCATTCAGAAGGTGGCATAACATCTACTTTTCAGTCTTCCACTTTTGAAGATATTCTCTCAACTCTCAACAACTTGAGACTGATTCGTGCAGGAGGAATCGTTCACGAAAAGAAGCCTGAGGGGAACCAATGAGACTTTCAGCGCTTAAGAACTATCCTGTATATGAGCCTGTCATCGAAAAGGACGGCGAAGGTGTCACTACTGAAAAGTGGATCAAGAGAAAATCAATGCTTCTTGAGATATGGCCTGCATCCGGTAAGTTACAGGCTGAAATGTATGGGGAGAGACTGAACTACATTCTTAATATGATTCTTCCTAAGAATTTGGATGATGATTTCAGACCCACTGAAAAGTGGGGAGTGAATGTCTATAATCAGTCAATTGATGAACCGGATTACAGAATCATCAGCATGAAGGAATATAACAGGCACTACCTCTTTGAATTGGAGAAGATTATTAAATGAGTCTCAATGGTGCTAATGAATTATTTAGAACGCTTCGCGCTATAGATGCAGTACTTGAGAATCCTGAACAGGTTCTTGGAAAGGCTGCGGAAACCATAAGAAGTGGGTGCGTGCTTGAATGCCCTGTTAATGATGGTGCATTAAGAAACTCAATCAAGACACGTGTTGAAGGCGACAAGGGATATGTTTATACAAATAAGGCATATGCTCAATATGTCGAATTCGGAACAGGTCGAAAAGGTGCTGCAGACCATTCTGGAATATCTCCATACGCAAATCCATCTTACACTATGGAGCCTTGGTGGATTCCGGAAGATAAGCTATCAGACAGCGCGATAAAACATTACCATTGGGTAGTCATTGAGGTTGATGGTAAGAGATATTACAAGTCGGACGGACAGGCTGCACAGCCATTCATGTATCAGGGAGCAAAAAAGACTGAAAAGAAAGCAGTAAAAGAGGCTGGTATTGTAATCAGCCAGTTAATCGAAAAGGATTAGGAACTTATGATCAACATTAAAGATAAAGTATATAAGGCTCTAACAGATGAAGGCCTTGAAGTCACTGATATCTATCCTAAGGATTGGGCTAATCTTCCAGCGGTTCAGTACGTTGAGGAAGATAATAGCGTATCGGAATGGACGGATGATAAGGAGCAGATATCACATGTCCTTTACAGAATCGAAATCTGGGATACTAAGAGTACGTCAGGTACAGCCTTGAAAGTTGATAAGGCATTATCAGCAATGGGGCTAAAGAGAGTATTATGCAAAGATATTGATGATGCATCAGGACTTAGACACAAGAAAATGAATTATGAAGCATATTATGATAGTGATTACATCTATCATGGTATGTAACTGATAAGGAGGAATTATATAATGCTAGCAAATGGCGCTAAATTATCATATGACAAGACAAACAAGGGAACTTCTTTTACTGACCTTCCAGGGTTGAAGAAGATTCCTGACATGGGTATTGAAAAAGAAAAAGTTGAAAACTCTTCACTTGATGATGCAGTTAAGGTCTATGAGTTTGGTATCGGAGACCCTGGAGACCTTGAATATACATTCAAGTATGACAACAGTAAAGAAACATCTTCGTACAGATTAATGAGAGAACTAGAAAAATCAGGAGCTACCGCAATGTTCAAGGAAACATTGAAGGACGGCACTGCAACTACATTCTCAGGACAGGTTACTGTTAAGAGAGCGGGTGGTGGTGTTAATGATGCTATTGAATTCACAATTTCAATCGCATTACAATCTGAACTCACTGTTACTGATCCAGTAGCAGCATAGAAAGGAAGATATAGATAAATGGAAGTAAAAGCAAAAAGAAAACCCTTCATCATTTGGAAGATAGGTGAAGAAGAATATAAATTAAAACTTACAACAGGAGAAATCTCAAGACTAGAACAGATGTATGGTGGAAGTCTTATCAATCTTCTCAATACAGAAACAGGCATGACACCATTATGCACTATGCTGGACATCGTTCATGGTGGTCTTCAGAAATTCAACAGTAACATCGACAGAAGCGATGTGAATGATATGTTTGATAGATACATTGATGAAGGTGGCTCACAGACAGAGTTCCTCAGTGATATTCTAATTCCATTGTTCCAGGTATCGGGTTTTTTCTCTGGGGCTCTCGAAACGAAAATGGAAAAGGAAATGGCGGAAGCCAAGAAGAATCTCTAGAAGATATCCTGATTACAGATTACATATACAAGGCGGTCTATGATCCAGCGCTTGATGCTGGAGTAGACCCCTTTTCATTTTGGAATTATTCGTTAGATGAGCTATTCGATATTATTTCAGCACATGAAAGAAAGAAAAAAGAAATGGTGCGACAGGAAGCGATATCTCTTCAGATACAGGCCTTTCAGATAAGGGATTGTATCGCCACTGTCCTTAATGGCAAGGATGATTCATTCACTCCTACACAATTGTGGGACTTCTATCCTTCACTTTTTGAAGAGGATAGGAAAGAGTTTGAAAAAGAGAAGGAAAGAAAAGAGGTCGCAAGCGCTAGATCTTCTCGTATTGCCTTCAGTAGAAGACATAATGAAGCACTAAGAAAAAGAAAGGCGGTGATGCAGAATGACGGTAGAGGAACTGCAGATAGTAATATCTGCACAGACGAAATCAGCGAAATCAGAACTGAACAGCGTGAAGAATGAAGTCACCGGCCTAAAGAATCATGTTGATAAGGTTACAGGTTCAATTGGCAATTCATTTAAGAGTATTCGCAATATTGTGGCGGGTCTTGGTATTGCTTCTCTGATTAAATCAACGATATTAGGTAATATTGATGCTGCAATCAAGAGAGTTGATACTCTTAGCAATTATAGCCGTGTGATGTCGAATCTAGGCGTTGGCAGTGTTCAAGCGAATGCATCGATACAGAAACTAAGCAATAAGCTTATTGGACTTCCAACAACCCTAGACGATGCATCAGGCGCAGTACAGAGATTTACATCAGTGAACAGTAACATCTCTAGATCAACAGATATGTTCCTTGCACTAAATAATGCTATTCTAGCCGGCGGTGCAAGTTCCGAGATACAGAAATCAGCCCTAGAACAGTTGTCACAGTCATATGCTAAGGGTAAACCCGATATGTTTGAATGGCGTTCAGCGATGACCGCAATGCCTGCACAGATGAAACAGGTGGCTGAGGCCATGGGTTTTGTTAATGCTTCTGCACTAGGCGAGGCATTAAGAAATGGAACTGTATCAATGGACCAGTTCATGAATACTCTTATGCAGTTAAACACTCAGGGTATTAACGGCTATCAGTCATTTGAGGAACAGGCAAGAAATGCGACAGGTGGAATTGCTACATCAATCGCTAATATGAGAACAGCTATTGTTAGAGGTATGTCAGATGTAATGAACACAATCGGACAGTCTAATATTGCTGGATTCTTTACCAATATTGCAAAGGCAATTAATTCATGCATCCCATATGTTGTTGCATTCACTAAAGTTGTTATGGTCGCCGTTGGGTATCTGACGGCACTGTTTGGCGGCAAGTCAAAGAAGTTAAGTTCTTCCTTTGGTGGTGTGTCCAACAATGCTAAAAAGGCAGCAGGAAACACAGGGACTCTTGCAAAGAATATGAATAATGCTTCCGATAGTTCACAGAAGCTTTCTAAAGGAGCAAGCGGAACAGGTAGCGGATTAAAGAAAGCGGCAGGAAATGCTTCCAAGCTCAAGAAGGAATTGAACGGAGCTCTTGCTGGATTCGATGCAATCAATAACATCAATTCAAGCAATAGTTCAAGTGATCCATCTTCAGGTGGCTCAGGTGGTTCGGGCGGTGTTGGTGGTTCCGGTGGCATTGGTGATATAGGAAGCATAGGTGCTGATGCGTTTGATACTGGAAGTATGACTGCACCACTCGAAGAAGTAGACAAGCAGTTAGAAGAAATCAAGAAGAAGGTTGCTGAATTCTTTCAGCCTTTAAAGCAGTCATGGGATAAGTTTGGAGCGCCGATGATTGCAGCTGCAGTATATGCATTCAATGGCGTCAAGAACCTTCTTATGGAAATCGGCAAGTCAATGTACACGGTGTGGGAAAACGGCACAGGTGCAAAGACTGTCGAACTGATATTGAAGATATTCACTAACATCTTCAAGATAATTGGCAATATCTCTCAAGGATTGGCCGATGCATGGAACACTGCAGGCCTAGGTGATTCAATCATCCAGCATTTATGGAATATATTTAACTCTATATTGAAGATCATCAATGAGATTCTGAAAATGGTGAGGGATATCACAAAAGCCATTGACTGGACTGTTGTATTAGGTGCAGTGAATGTGGTTCTTGGTATCATTGATGGGCTATTCTCTTTCATAGCAGATAATGTAGGTCTTATTCTTGGCATACTTTCAGCTATTGCGGGATTATCATTATTTTCTACTCTTGCCGGAATTCTTGGCACTGTCATCACACAGATACAGATTGCAGTGGGAGTATTTTCAGGTTGGGCATCACTTGCAACTGCATTGAGCGGTGCGTTCGGAATTCTTCCACAGATATTCGCATCTATTGTAATGGCTGTGAATCCTGTAAATGTCATCATAGGGGCAGTCATTGCTACAGTTGTAGATTTATGGCAGAAGAGTAAGAGTTTCAGAGATGACATAGTAAGCATTCTAGGAAATATCGCCACTATTGTTCAGAAGGTGTTTATGAATATTGTTGCACCTGTTATCAGTACAGTAGCAGGCATCATTAAAGATTTTGTGAATATGGTGCTAAAACCACTGTGGAATGTATGGGAAACAGTTTTTAAGGATATCATGGGAATTGTTAGTGATTTATTAAAATTTGTAACACCGATTTTTAGTACAATTCTTGATATTTTAGGGCCAGTCTTCCAGTTATCACTAACACATCTTCAAGGCACATTTAGAATTGTGTTCGCAGCAATTGGAGGTATTATCCAGGGCGCAGGTGCAGTAATTCACACTGTTGTTGATGGTATCAGAGGATTCTTTAATGGATTAGGAACTTGGATGGAAGGAACTTTCGGTTTCAAATGGAAGAATGTGTTTGAAACGGTTAAGAATGTCGTCAAGGTGTTCAGAGACTACATGGGTCCTATCATCAATTCCGTACAGGTTATTTTCATGGGTCTAGCTAACTTCATCGGTGGCGTGTTCTCAGGCAATTGGAGGAGAGCATGGCTTGGTGTTAAGCAGATATTTGAGGGCATTGTTTCCGGATTAGGACACATCTTCAAGGCTCCATTGAATTTTATGATTGATGGAATTAACAAATTCTTAAGTGGTATCGGCAAGATAAAGATTCCTGATTGGGTTCCTGGTGTCGGTGGAAAAGGATTCTCAATTCCTAGGATTCCTAGACTCGCAAAAGGTGGTATCGTAAGTGCATCCACTATTGCCAATATTGGTGAAGCAGGAACAGAAGCAGTAATACCATTACAGAGAAACACACAGGGACTTGATATGATTGCTGAAAAGATTTCAGAAAGATTATCACTTTCTCAGAATGACGGCACAGGCGCTACCTACGTCATTAAATTGGTACTTGATGATGGCAGAGTAATCACTAAGATGGTGATTGACAATATTAAGGACTATGAAGCACGCACAGGCAAGCCTGTATTTGACTATTAGGAGGTGGAATAAATGGCAGATGAAGCGAAAATCAAGATAAACGGAACACTTATTCCGACTCCTTCAGATATCAGCGTAGAAATCAATGATTTAGATTCGGATAGTGTCAGACCTGTTTCAACAGGCATCTTAAGAAGAAATAGAATACGTTCTAACATGCTTAAGATTACATGTACATATAAGTTGAATACATTCACAGATGTAATGAATATTCTGAAGGTACTCACTCCGGCAGAGTTCACGGCAGAACTCTACATTCCTGATCATGGTATCAGAGGAACCAAGAAGATGTATGCTTCAAATAAGAAGTACAATTATAAGAGAGTGCAGTCTGGTCTAAAGGCAGATTCATTCTCTTTCTCTCTGATTGAGGTGTGATTATATGCTTATAAAATATGGAGAGACAAATGTAACGGACAGACTTCTTGATTATAAGATGTCTGTCTCTTTTGCTGACTGCCGTATGATAGGCAACGTGCCATCAATTGAACTGACAATGAAGTTCGATAATTATGACGGCATTCTTGACAATATCGACATCAGCAAGTACTGGGAAGTCAAGGAGAATGATGCATCTGATACAAGATACTTCAAGGTGTATGATCAGCCGGAGAAGTACACCAAGGAACTTACTCTCAAGATGTATGACAACAACTATTCTCTTGATACAGCATACGATACTAAACTGTCTTATCCTGTCACTATAAAAGACCAGCTAGACGAGATTGAAAGTCTGACTGGTCTTTCTATTATTCGTGAAGGAATACCGCAGTACGTTCTCGATAAGAGCGTATCATGGTACGATAACACGATTGTGATAAGAAACTATCTTGGGTGGATTGCTGAACTGTTTGCAGCAAATGTCTATGCAGAGGGGATTGATTCTATTAGGTTTGTTCCTATTGAAAAGACTGCCTTTGCAACTACACAGGATTTAACAGATTATGAAAAGAATGAAGTGTATACACTCACAAGAGTATATGCTGAAAATGGTCTCAATCCTCTTTCTAAAGGCGACGAGACAGGAAATACGCTGTTTATTGATTCAACTAATCTATATGCAGATGAACAGAGCATTATTGACAGCATCTATGACAGACTTAAAGGATTGACTTTCAATCAGGTGAAGAATGTCACGATGATATCGATTGATAACCTTCTTCCTGGGGCTCTTGTCAATTATAACAGTAATGAATTCACTTTCTTTGTATCGGATCTAACTGTCAATTACAAGGGTGGACAGTTCTCTATGTCTACAGTTGATGGCAGTGTTACAACAAAGAACGAAGAAAAGACAGTGAAACGTGTATCTAATACAACACGAATCAGAAAACTGCAGGTCCAGCAGGACCAGGAATCATTGAAACTAGATATAATCGCAAAGGAACAGGAAGGCATCAATGACAAGATGGCGCAATTAAGCCTGTCTAATGAGAAGATATCGCTAAGGGTTACAGAAGTTGAAGAAAAGGCTGGAGAAGCAATCAAACAGGCACAGGGTTCAGTTAAGAAGTTTGTTTGCGAGTATGCTAGTTCAACAGATGGAGTTACACCTCCCGAAACAGGGTGGTCAGAGACTGCACCGACATGGCGTCCTGGATTCTATATATGGCAGAGAACAGCCACGACGATCAATAACACTGTCACATACAGTACACCAGTATGTATCACAGGTGCTAAAGGTGAGGATTCTATATTGTTATGTATAGAATCATCAAATGGCACGACATTCAAGAACAGTGATGTGGCAACTATATTTACAGTGAGCGTATATGTGGGTGGAGTTGTGATTGATAACTCTTCTAAGTTGAGAGAAACATTCGGAGATGGTGCATATCTCCAATGGCTCATAAAAAGGCATGGTGAGACAGAATTCAGCAAGATCCCGTTAGATGATTCAAGGCTTAACGATAACGGGTTCATGTTTACTATTTCAGCAAAAGACATTAAATTCAAAGCAGTATTCAACTGCGAGTTAAACATTTAGGAGGAAAATTATGGCAATTAAAGCGGTCAATCAGATTGACGTTATCGACTTAACCGATGGTTATTCGGTTGTATTAACAAATGACAACT